TCACGCCAGTTGTCACGACGCCGATTTTTGAGCCAGAATATCTGTGCAGTTGTATTGCCTTCCATCGCTGCTTTATACAGTGCGTTCTCCACTTGCGTATCTGCATAATCCTTATTGGCCTTTAAGACCTCGCGGAACTCGCGGTTATCAGCTTTCCAACGGTACAGGGTCGATACATCAATACCGATGTTTTCCGCTAGCTGGTCATTAGTGAGACCATTACGCGCCCAACCCTTTAGTAGCGTCAGTTTGTATTCATCCTCTAACCAATCAGATATTTTTTGTCTTGTTGCCATGTCCCACACCTCCAATCTAGCCGTATATTTTGCCACTTCTTCCGAATCTGTCCACTCAATGCAGTACAAATTTACGCAAAACAAAAAGCACCAGCGTTTGCTGATGCTTTCGCGAGTGGTATTAAATTCAAAAGGAGAGCAAACTTATCAATGCCATTTACTACTATCTACAGTATAGCATATATTTGCGCCTTTTTTATGACATAATTATTTGTTGCGGGCAATATAATCATCTATTGCTGCTGTTACTAGTCCGGCCAGGCTCATACCGAGACGATCAGCAGCATCTTTATACTGCTCCCTCATGCCGCGCTTGATCCTCACATGTAAATTGTCATAAGCTGTTTTATTATAGTCCTGGATATAATTCAGTTTGTTGGCATACCCGGTTTTGCTTCTCTGCTCCGTTGCCATGATATACACCTCCATTTCTGCATAGCAAAAAAGCACTCAACGCCTGAGTGCTTGTCTGCCTATGTGTTGTATTTTGATTCAGAGGGTCCGTATCTAGTGCCTTACCCTACACTAAACACTATGTATAGTATAGCATGTATTTTGGCAAAAAATATTCGATATTTACGGTAGTGCCTTTATTACAATAATTTGCTACAAAAAATCTGAAAAATATATAGATACCTATTGACAATCTATATAGATAGCTATATAATAAAGACAAGATAAGAGATAACCACAGACACTAAGGAGGTAATAAAAATGAAAACGAATTATACAAACAATGGCGTGGATATCAAGTTAGAAATCTGTAACTGCGATATTTGGGATGAACAAGACCCAAGACCGTATGTAGATTTCCTCGTTTATTTTGAGAAATGCGGAGATGAAAATTACAGCTTATATTTACAGGTTGATTTAGATGAAGAAAATCATGTATGCGCGTTAAATGGGCGCGATAACATGGACGATTACGGTTTATTGCCAAAGTTTATTGATGATGATGAACTTATGGCAGACATGAATAAAGAACTAGACGAATATAAAAAATACTTGGATGGATTGAAATGAGGGGGCATTATGAGGACATGACAGGGCGGCGATTTGGCCGCCTTGTTGTCTTAGAAGAATTAAGATATAACAAGGTCAGGTGCCAGTGTGACTGCGGGAATATCGTTATAGTCGGCAAAACTCGCGTTGTTGGTGGCTATACTCAATCGTGTGGATGCCTAAATCGCGAAAGAAGCGCGGAAAGCCTGCGCTCACTTACACAGGATGGCGGCAGGATGTTTAAAAGTCGACTAAAAAGTGATAAGCCACAATCGAATAATACTACATCTGGTGTAAAGGGTGTTTGCTATGACAAGTCTCGAGGACTATGGGCTGCGGATATAAAGATTCGCGGTAAAAGGTATCGGCTAGGTAGATTCGCAAAGCTGGAAGATGCTGTGACGGCGAGGAAACAGGCAGAAGAAAAATATTTTACGCCAGTAATAAATGAGGTGAGGAACGGTGTCAAAAATGACGGAAGCGCAGAAAAGGGCTGCGCTAAAATATCAACGGAGTTTAGGCCAGTTTAGCATCAAAATACCCAAGTCAGAGCTCGAGCGCTACAAGCGGGCGGCCGAAAAAGCAGGTATGCCGTTTCGCGCATGGGTACTAGCGGCAATGGACAATGCAATAAATTAGATTGAAACACCACAAAAGCCTCGGCAATCAAAGCCGGGGCTTTCTTTACGTCTTCAGAAAATGCGAATCAACCCTTCCTGTACCGCACACAGCTCCTGATATCTGCGGATCTCTGCCCACATTTTACTGTGCGTCGATTGTGCTATATGTAAACGCTGGCAAACCCTTTTGTAGTTCTCGCCTCCATATTTTGCTGCTAATACGTATAAATGTCGCTCGTCACATAGGCTGTAGACTGCATCGACGACGCGAATCCACGATTCCGGCCACTCCAGCCGGTTACCGCCAATCACTACCGATTTTATCGGCAGAATCTTATGCATAGCCTGTGCTGCTGTCGGATCGCCTACCCCGCTGCCGTTTGCATTGTGCTCAGCACGTCCAAACCGTGCCTCCAAAATCGCCTCACGAATACGCCCCGCATTAAAAAAAACAAAATCGATTTTCTTAAAATGCACTTTACTGTACTCCATTAAACCGCCTCTCAGTCAATTGCCACATTATCGCCGCCCAAACCTTAAATCCGCTCAAACTTCTTTGCTACCCATGCTATCATTCCTTATGCTCCTGCTTTAGCCACTTAACCATACCGCTGGCGCAGACACTCGTCGATATAATGCTCCTGCAACCCGCCTTCCTGGGGCACATATCACGACAATATTGCTGCCAATTGATGTGATTCCACAACCATGCCGCCAGCTTTTCATCAGTCATGCTCCGAATTTTATCCGCGTTTGTCATTATTGCCCCCTCCTTTGAAAACTCAATACGATAAATACCACTAGAGGGATGGGAACGACAATGGCAATCAGCACCGCAATAAACGCAATTAATTCATACATCTCATTCATTGCCGTGCCTCCCATTATGATCTAATCGCTCAATCCATCGCTTAATTTTTCGCTTGATATTCTTTGCAACCGCGTCTTCGTCGTACCCTGCTACATACGCCGCCAGCAGTACATCAGCTAATTCCTCGTTAAACGCATCTGTCGCTTCGTGTACGCTTTTGGGCGTCGGGTTACTACCATCTATTGCCCTACGCAGTTTTAACGCCGCCTGTGCCAGTTCTGCACACTCCTCGGCGGTTTGTGCCAATGACTCTGTCGTTGACAATCTGCCCATAATTTTATTCAGCGTGTATCTCTCAGATTCCAGCACCTCAATTATTTTTTGCATCGTATTCCTCCCGATCATGTAGCCACTTATTCATTAAAAACATATCGATAATCCACTCGATATATTCAATCTCCGACATTTTGTGTGTTGGATGCCAATTTCTGATTATCATTTGCCACCGTCACCCCTGCCTTATAGCCTTCTTCAAACGCATGAATAGCTAAATTGTATTTATCGACCTGTGATTGATGGAATCTCAATGCGTTTTTTAAGCCAGTGATATAATCATCCGGCGTTGCTTTTTCATCGTTCATTTTTGCACCTCCCTGCTTTATATGCCCTCATGAGCTGGTCAAACAGCATATTAGCGTGCCAATCTTTCCACTTAACGCCGTCCCACTTATTAACGGCTGACATAAATTCATCCCGCAAATTAACAAGCATCTTAGCCTCACTATATGTCAGTTTGTCCATCTTTGAACCTCCGCTTGAAACACTCCAAATCCTGCACTGCCTCATTAGTTTCACTTTATTCACTTCTTCTCATCTCCATTGCACGCTCGATGCGCCTAGGCAATTCTGCGTATTTGTGTCAGTGGCTTTACATGCCCCATCATCAGCACAAATATCACAATGTGCATAGTCCTCCAATCCGTACAGAAACATGCCTAACTCTTGGTCGCTTAAATGCTCTAGCCATTGTCTATTAGTCATTATCGCACCTCCTTGCTGCTCTATTTTTTCATTTGTCGATGTTGTCTGATTACCTGCGTAACTGAGTACAAAATCAATGCCATAGCCAGGATGAAAATCACTGATGCAATGCTCCCCACCACCATCAAAATTCTCATGATATTTTCGCCAAAATCAATAACCATTATCGCACCTCCTCAATTTTCCTGTCACACCAATATGTACAATCGTCACACTCATAGCTTGAAGGCATATACTCGTCACTTCTAACCAAATCGTAGGCTTCATCCTCTGATTCAGCTTCAATTTCGTAGACCTTTTGATAATGTTCCGTCACTTCTACCTTGAACTTCATCATCGCACCTCCTCAAACTCATACTGCGGGTATTTGTACTCAAACATCTTTCGTCGCAGCACATAATCGCGCGTGCGGAATCCCTTGACCTCGACGATTTTCTGCCGACCGTCTGGATATGTAAGTTTGAAATCCGCCGTGTAGTGGCAGGGACGAACCTTCTTACCATCCCAATTTGTAAACGCGGGTATCAACGTAAAACATGGTTGTAATTCAAGCCCCACGATCTCGCCGTTTTTCAGCATGTCTTTGTATGTCAGATAGTAATCGCTCTCGCGTTTGCTTGGGAACACATGACCATCAATCTCGATTTTCTTTGCTCCGTATTTATTTGCCATCTTCGCCCTCCGTACCATTAGTTTTGCGCAATTTCAATTCCGCCCGCCTACGCTTCGCTTAGAGGTGGGAGACTTCTTGTCGGGAAGGGTTAAACCGCACAATCGAATTTATCGCTTCCACGTCCTCCACTGGCATCTGCCGCAGAACCTTGTGCATACGCCCTGCCGCGCAATGTTCACAACTGCCATGATTGCGGCACGTTTTGTCGACTGCTTTTGCGCCGTGATACTGTTTGCGATGCTCTTTGCCGTGAATAATTGCTTTATCCATGCTCATTTTAACTCGTCACCTCTACGCAAACTACATCCGTACCGTTGAACCAGTTAAAAAAGCGAACATAGCACTCAACATCATCACGAATGAAGTTGAGATTACAGCCCTCTGAAACAGGACAGAACTCACAATAGGCTGAATCCTTAACTAGACAAGCTAATTGATATGCAAACTTTTTATTTTGCTTTTCTTCTTCGGTCATTTTAACTCGTCACCTCGAATTAGATTTATGCTCCTGCTTTAGCCATTTCTCCAAACCGCCTAAGCAATCTTGAACTATCGTATCGCTATTACGGCACTTGCCATCATCAGCACAGAACTCGCAATGTGCGTAATCTTCTAAGTAGTAAAGGAACTCTGCCAACTGCTTATCCGTCATACCTGCCAGCCACTCCCGATTATTCATTGTCAGCGCCCCTATAACTCTTTCGACACTTCTAACAGTAATCGCCGAATCAGCTTAATATCATCTTTTGCTCTGGTAGGACACGTTTTCATGCTCGTATCATATCCCCAGATTTTAATAAAACCATCATCGCGAAACATTGTTGGATAGTTATTTACTAATCTGTCTAATAAAAACTTTGCCATTTTCAATTCATCAGTTTTCATTGTCAGCCCTCCTGCTTAACAACTGCCAGCATTTTCTTTGCACACGCTATTGCTTCTTCCTTCGTTCGGAATACAATGCCGCGTTCCATGTATCTCTTATCCCATTTGTCTGCATTGTATATACGGGGGCCATATAGACTTGAATGGACTACACTGGAGACGTAATATTCAACCCCATCTTTTAGCCACGCATAGGGCTTCTCGGCTTCTTCCAGCCGTTCCAGCGCAAGTTTCGCACCAACATAAAAATCAAAATCATCGTCTGGATGGCAACGAGCTACGCCGCGCTTGCAAGTTTCCATGTGAATAGCAATGACTTGATTGCCGTTGACGAGAATGCGAATACTGTCGTTGTCGTTCATTTTCTTTTTGTCCTCAAACATTTCATCTGTCCAATGGAGAAGGTCTAAATCTAAATCAATATGATATGCTTCATTCCGCACATTAACGTCCGTAATACAAGCGGTTTTCCCACCTAATTCCTGCATTGTTGATGTAACATCATATTTCCCATATTTCTGTCCGCGCACCAAGTCCTTGCGAATCCGAACTTTATCCCCGACGTTATACTTCATCATTTATAACCTCCGTAATAGTCTGTATCTTACTTTCTGCCTGTTTTTTGTGTGAACGTATGGCATATCTAGGAAATTACGCTTTAGCAACATAGGGCAGTTTTCTAAATCAGCAATCGAGCCGTGTTCTTTCATGCGTTTCAGCACACGCCCCCATGTAATGCGCTTCTTTGTTGTCAGGCTTTTAATCATTGTCACACCCCCAAATCACCATCTAATAGTTTCAGCACAATCATGAACCTCCTGCCAATAACGTTCTTCACAATAGTTTTGATAGTCTTCTACCCAATCTTTAAACGTGTATTCACTATTTCCAATTAGGGCATTGGCTTTAATAATCTGCCTTAGTCGTTTAGGATGTCTATATCTTCCTTCCAGATACGACTTATATTCTGAAGGACAATGGATTCTTGTAAATGTTGCTAGGCTTTTAATCATCAACGATCACCGCCTTGCCTGTGAGCATATTTTCAAGCAAATCATTATCCCATCCCCAATCAGGTGTATCATCATGATAATCTGTAGGAACTACATAAAAGCCGTTTATCGTAAATTTCATGTCATAACGATAGCCAGAAAAATTTTGTACGGTAAATTCTTCGCCCAGCTTCTTGCCGAACATTGCCGCGACCTGCTCCATTTTATTCTCTGCCATCTGAACCACCCACCATTTCATTGATTATTCGTAACACTTCGTTAACCGCCCAATCAGCGCCCATGTTATATTCATCATCATCGCATGCTTCAATGCATCCAATTCGCTCTGTTAATTCTTTAGCAAAATCAATTTTACCTTGCACATAACCTTTGCCATAGTAAAGCTGCTCACTCTCAGTCATTTTCTTCGCCATCATCTTCACGCTCCCAATCATCACGCTCAACCTCTAACGACCGTTCTTCATCTTCCTTGTCCTCTTGCTCCCTACGTTCTTTCAACTCTGCCTGTATACCAATAGTGATCTACTTTTTTAATCGCTTCTTCAAGATTCATTTCCTTCACGCTCCTTTAGCTTCTTTTTCTCCGCACTCAGCAACCGATAAAACGCTTCTTCGCGGTCACGCATATCACGTTTCCGCTGGCGAATCTTGCGTATGTGCGCTATTGGCATCACGCGAAATTTAAACCGATTCAGCATATCAATACCCCCATGCATCCATCCGCGTATCGTCGAGCCACCATTTGCTATCTGCTGCATATTGCTGATATTCGTGACATAGCAATGAGTTGATTTTCTTAGGTTTTACCGCACCGATTTTATTGCCGAATCTCGCTTTTAAGTAAAGTTCAAGTTTCTCTTTATCCATGTGATATGTTTTAACTGGAAACACCACCGGCGCTTTTAGTTTTTCTTCCTGAATCTTGAAATCATCGACGCTGCATTTCAATGCTCTTGCCCACATTTTCTGCCGCTCTGGTTGCATGTTTTTGATAAAAACCAAATTCCGCTCAACCATCGAAACACTGCCAACGGAAAAACCGTTTTTCTTTGCAAAATCGTTTGCTGATTTGTACCCCAACTCAATCCGACGTTCCCTTATGTCCATCTTAAATTGTGGCGCGGGGACTCCGCCCTCATAGGGTGGAGGTGAGCGCCACTTCCCTCCTCTCAACTAAATAACGCACCTCAGTTTCCGTATTTACCTCTCGGCGGCATATAGTACCCACGGCGGCTATTTTTCTCAATGACGCTCATGCGAATTTTTTTACGCTGCTCCTCCGTATAGCCAAGCATCGCCAGCATCGTCTCGCATGCCTGCTGCAAATCTGCTACCTCCTCAGCAATCCGTTCAATCCGCTCGCCGTCGTTCCACGCCTGTACGACTTCCTCGCACTCCTCGACGATTTTATCAATCTGCCGCCCCTTGCTCTGATGCAAGAACCGCACAGCTGGACGCAGCTGTTTTTCCTCTGGCTGCTCTGATTTTTTCATGCCGCCGATCGCGCATTTCTCTGCCACCTCTTTGATGTTTTTCAATGCCGCATCGTAGCCGTCTGAGAATCCATCAGAATATCCCTCGCCGTAGCTAACCGCTTTGACGTTGTTCATCTCTACCCGCATCATTTCTCTGTGCTTCATGCTCCCTGCCTGTACCATCATCGCTAAATCTCCTTTTGTGCTCGTGCTCATTGCTCTCTCCTCGCTTTGTTTTGCAAAGTCCATATAGTTATATACCCCACACTTTTCAACCGCCTTAAACGGCTTATTTCAGTTCAAACAAATTCGGCTTATCCGTAATCCACACGGCCTCCATGTCCAGGTCGCGGTCGTAGCCATACTCCTCGCCAGCCAACTCTAATGCCTTTCTTTCTGCATCATCGCTGTCCGTAGCATCAACATGATAAATTTCTTTGCCCTTGATCATGACTTCGACCTCATAAGTTCTCATACGCGCACCTCTTAATTTACTCTTATTCGCCCCTCACATCCCGCAGGAGCGTTTCAAATCACATTTGCATATACTTGTATACCTCACGGTGTCAAACCGCCTTAGACGCCTTCTCAGCGAGTTTCAGCTCTTTCTTCCGCTTCGCCATCCGGATTCGCTCCTCGTTGGTCAACTGCTTGAATAGCTTTTTGATGTTAAGGCCCGTCTCGCCCTCTATGACGCCGAACAGGTCATCGACCGTCGTATTCTCCATCGTCATGTCATTGCAAAACGCATTGAGCGACCGCGCCATGTTTTCCAGTCGTTTCGCGCCGTAGCCTTTCTCGATGTGTGCCCAGGCCATAAACAAAACAAACATCTGCCCCTGCATGTCCGCCTTGGCTTGCTCGACTGCACCTTTGCGCAGCTTGTCGACTGTTTCATCTGCGACTTTATGCGCTCTCGCTTCCATCGCCTTGATGCTGCCCTGCACATCTCCCGTTTTTGCAAGCTGACGCGCCATCTGCCGCCGCTGCTGTCTACTCATTGTCATTTGCTACCTCCTCAGAATGGAATCATCTCACTGTCAATCTCATTTGATTGACTACCACCCTGTCCAGCCGCTTTTTTCGTGTCAAGGAACTCTACATCATTTGCGACAATCTCCGTGACATAGCATTTCGAGCCGTCATTCGCGTCATAGCTCCGCACCTGAATGCGCCCTTCGACCAGCACCTTACGCCCTTTAATCAGATTGTTGCCACACGCCTCAGCCGCTTTGCCCCATACGACAATATTCAGCCAGTCCGTCCGCTTGTTATCGCCCCAGCCGCTATTCACGCCAATGCTGAACGTACAAACGGCTTTGCCGCTCTGCGTATAGCGAATCTCTGGATCTTTTGCCAAGTTGCCCGAAACAATTGCCTTATTCATATTCATATCTCCTTTATTACAAACTCATTTACTTTCATACCCTGCATCTTCCAGTAGTCTGGCGCGTCTGTCATCGCCCGCCGCTCGTCATCTGCTTTCATGATCGGCAGATACGATTTCCGTAGTCGCGCGAATTCTTCTTCTGCCACCAGTTTCCTGGCTTCTGCTTCTTCTCTGGTTTCACACGGATACCACGCGTGTTCCTCGCCATCCGCATCCACGCCGACCAGCATATATGTTGTTTCCATGCAGCACCTCCTACAGTGGTATGCTGCCGTTGCGCACTGGTTTTGCATCCATTGGTGCAGCAACGAATTTCATAAACGCCCCGCAGAATTGCAACTGCGCCGACACTAGCGGACCGTTTCGATTTTTCAGCACCGATACAGTCACGTTTTTGACACTGGCGTTATCATCGTCAAAGTTGTCTCTCGACAATGCCAGTACCACATTTGCATCTTGCTCAATATTGCCGCTATCACGTAGGTCTGACAGTTGTGGGGTACCGTTCTGTCGTGACTCGACAGCACGGTTTAACTGGCTCAGTGCTATTACAGGCACTTTCAGTTTCATTGCCAGCTGTTTCAGCGACCATGAAATATCTCCAACCTCTACAGCGTGATTTTGGTTCGTTCTGTCTGCTCTTAGCAGCTGCAAGTAGTCGATGATAACCAGGTCAAGCCCAAACTTGCCTTGCACCATCTTTGACAATGCCGTTATCTCGCTCGGCTTGCCGCCGATATTGTCGAAAATAAACAGCCCCGACTTCTCCATGCTGTTGCACCACTGAAACACCTTGTTGTATTCCATATCCGTCAGCTCCTTGCTGTCGATGAAATGGCTCAGCGGGATACCATTTTCAAACGCCATCACTCGTGCCAGCAGCTCATAGCGGCTCATTTCCATCGAGAAGAACGCCACTTTCTTTCCTGCCTTGACCGCATTGACCGCAAAGTTTAGTGCTAACGCTGTTTTGCCGATTGACGGTCTAGCTGCCAGGATAATCAGCTCTGTCGGTTGCCAACCCTTGAGTGCTACATCCAGCCGCGAGAACCCCGACATTATGCCGATACTCCCCAGCGTGCGCCGCCTGTCTATCTCCGTGATGAAGTCCATCAGGTTTTTCTCGAACGGCACAATCTCCGCCGAATCCTCGACAACCAGTGACGCAATTTTCGTTTGCCACTCGTCCGGGCTTAGGTTCTGCGTCATATCTGCTGCCGCATCAATCATCTGCCGCCCGACCTCAACCAGCTTGCGACGGTTCGCCATCATTCGGATACGCCGAATGTACTGCGTGTTATCCGTTTTGCTGGCGTGATAGATAACGTCCGTTATCATCTGCACGCCGCCGATTCGCTCTATCTGCCCTTCTCGGCTCAGTTCATTGACGATGCTCTTGATGTCTATAATCATCTTTCGATGACTGAGAGACAGGATTGTTTGATAAACGATTCTGTGCTCCTGCCGATAGAAGTCGCTCGGCTGTAACGAGTCTTTGATAAGCAGCAAATTGTCCGGGTGCGATATGATATTGCCGAGAACAGCTTTCTCTGCCTCTATGTCGCATATCTGTTCAAAAGATACGTCTCTCACTGTGAACACCCCATCGTTCCAAACAACTCTGCACGAGCCTGTGCCTCTAATGCCTCCTGTTGGCGTTTGTACTCCTCTGGATCATCAACCGTGTTACCATGCCGTACTCTTTGCGATGGTGTAGATTGTGGCTTAGATGTATTGTTATCTACCTTGAGAGGGAACACTCCCTGCCAACAATTAACAATGCTCTGGTCTAAGATAGCTGCCTTTGTTTCATCATCACTTGCTAGTGCATCTAATTTGTTGAGTATTTTCTTAGCTGCGTACTCTGTGAGTGGTTTCTTCTTAGCCTTGCGCATATCGACAAATCCTCGCCATGCTTCTTTGAAAGAGTCAGAACGATTTTCTGCCAAGCTATATATATTTACTTTACTATTCTTTGATTTATTAAAAGATGGTATATTCTCTGGGCAGTTTTCTTCCGTAGGGGTAGGGAAGTTTTCTTCCGTAGGGTGCGGAAGTTTTCTTCCTAGGGGGTATGGAAGTCGCAAGAACCTTTTTTCAATCTCTTTAGTGCCTTTTTTATATATCACCTCACGTTCAATAAGCTGTTTATCTTCAAGGGATTTCAATATATCTCTTATCCGTCTGGTGCTAACGCCTATAAACTTGGCGAAGTGTTCATTACTTGCATAACAGCCTTCGTAACGGCTACAAAAGCTATCTATCTCAGCTAGTACCGCTTTTTCCTGTAAGCTAAGGTTCTCATTTAGCCATATCTCAGCAGGAATCCATACGCCTTTGAACGCTCTTTGTTGTTCTGCCATCATTTCACCGCCTTATCTCTGAAAGAAAATCTTTTCACGTTCTTCAAGTGTCAAGTTCAGATGGTCGCTAATGAAAGCAATCTCCGACTGCTTGAACTCAGTACGGTTCGTCAGTTTCTTACGAAAGCCGTTCAGCGTCAAGCCCATAGCTTTTGCCATATCCGTCTGAGTAAACCCTGCACGTTTTAAGTACATTTCCAATAAGAATCTATCTGTCATGGTCTTACCTTCTTCCTCAGAACTTTTTGCGTTCTGTATTATCACTGTGTCCATCATAGCAAATCCGTTCTGCTTTGTCAACAATTTTTGTTCTATTTTAGAAAAAACATTTTTAAGCCTGCCATTGTTGTTGCATAATCAAGGTAAAAAGGGAGGTGTCACTCCCCTTTTATGCTCAATCGATACAGCTTCGCTATCTTCTTATCTATCTTGACTGGTTGCAGGTGGTACTTACCCATGAAACTCTCCTGCCCTATCTTGTGACTTTCCGTGTGATGCTCACGGCAAAGCGGCAAGGCATCCAATCCAATGTGATTAATCTTGTCTCGATAGCCTTGGCTTCCTACGCTCTGAACATGATGCAAATCCGCGTGCTTACCGCAGATACAGCATTTCTTATTTGCCAGACATGCGTAAATATATTTGCCTATATCTTCGCAGTTATCCAGCAGTGAAACGCTAGACGGAATGTCATTTTTGATGATGAAATCTATCAGATACGTAATGAATTCCCGAGCGGTGGAAACGTCGCAATTTGCCAGGCTGAACATTTTCCGCTCCTGTGATTCCATCATTTTCAGGACGAAATCAAGCTTCATCATCCGCTTTGTATCTTCAACCGTATCAGTATTACGAATACCGTTGATATACTCTGAAATCTCACCTAAGAGCGCGTAACATTTCCTGCGTTGCTGGGGGCTTATCTTCCTTCCGTCCGGCAGGATAATCTCTACATCGCTGTACTGCCGATCCAGTGCATGATTTAGATTCGGCAGGACGGCTTTTATCGTTGCCGTCCCGTCCGTATCAATATCAACGATGCGCCCCAATGCGTGCTCATTTACCATCGGCGTTACCCTCGGCTATTCTTGCTTTTCTTTTTCTTGGTTGTTGTGTTAATAGTCTCTCTGTATCCCATCCGCGTGTAAATCTTTGCGCTAACATATGTCGATTAACTCCTTTTATTATCGCCCACTCTGTAATCGTGTGTGTTTCAGCACCGTATGTAATGCGACGATTTTTTCTTATGTTGTTCATTTGTGTAAATCTGTTAACCCATCGACAATTAGAAGGCTCATAATTGCCATTGTTATCTATCCTATCTATTGATAGATTGTCTTTATAACCATTTTCCATAGACCATTTATAAAACGATAAGAAATTATTTTTCCATTCGTCACAAACAGTTATCCCCCGTCCACCATAGTGGTTAAAATATTTTCTTTGATATGAATAGCATCTACGTTTCATGTCATACCATATACGGAACAACCGCGTATTGGATTTCCCGTGCTTAGTTAGTCGTTTTTTTGTTGCTTCTGTTTTTAAGCAACCACAAGAAAGATGTCCCCCTCTTTTTAAATCGCTTGCACCAGCAATAGTTGTATTGCCACAATCACATCGGCATTTCCAGCGCGTATGTCCTGTTCTCGACGGGGCTCGCTCTATTACCGTTAACCGGCCGAAACGTTTTCCTGTTAAATCAATAAATCTCATTCACTTGCTCGCCTGGCTTTCTTCTATAATCCATTTTTCTAAGTTTGCTGCTAAAGAACTAATTTCACCAACTGTCATATCTTTGGCTTCGGCTTTTTTTATCTTTAATCCAGCAATTGCCTTAACTTCGTCCCACGTGCAGCCGATTCGCTCGACCTCGGTCTTGAGTGAGTGTTTCGCTTTTGCCATCAAATCGCCGTTCTGAGCGGCTTTATTTGTGCCGTTGGTATAGTTGCTAGGGCTTGCTCTTCTCGCTTGTCCTGTGCCGTTCTGTGCGGTCTGACGGTATTCATTTGTGTCTGCGTCCTTGGTGTCATCAATTGCAAATAAACCGTTTAGCGCATATTTCCTTGCATAACTGCTTGCCGTGCCAGTTACCTGGCTTTCATCCATCCCTTTCTTCTGTAGCGCCTCACGTGCCATTGCAGAAGATTCGATAGAATCGCCAGTAGCTACGTCAATGACTTTACAAGTTGCTTTGATATACACGCGATCAGTAACGCAGATAACATCATCGGACATTGTGAGAATCAGCCCGTTGTCGTTAAGCAGTGGCTTGACCGCCTCAACGATGTCCTCACAACTTCTGTACTTGTATTTACCGAATGAGTTATATTGTCCCTTCGGCGCTTTTAAGTCTCTCTGAACGGCTTGCAGCGCCGCATAAATTGCCTTGCCTTCGCTCATTGTTTACCTCCTTAATAGCTAAGAGAAACGCCTTGCTCGATGTGCGCTCCCTCGATTGTTTCGCCGCTTTTTAATGCCGCTTTGATAGCCGCTTTATCCGGTGCGATTTCCACCTTCTGACGCATATACTGCGTAGGGATTTTTGTTACATCGTCGATGATAACTGCTGGCGGATTCTTCTTGATTTTCATCTCTCCCCGCGCCGTCATGATTGACTTCATATGCATCATTTCCATCGCCTGCATATACGCACCTTCCAGCCGTTTTTTGCGGCTCTCTAGGCTCTTGATATAGGCGTCGATTTTCTTCTTTTCGGTCTTTGCAGCGTCGATTGTTCCCTGCAATTTGCGGCAATACATAATGCCGGTTTCGCCTTTTGATACGACATCGTCCACGACATCAGCAAGTGCCGTCGCGATATCATCCCGCGACACATCATCGTCATCCAGCAATGCCAGGACATTGTTATATCTCTCGCTGATTTGATAGATGCTTTCCATTAAGCCGTTACCCCCTCAATCCTCTTCAGCTCATTATTCCAATCGACATTTTCCTTCAGCTCGTCGGCAACCTGTGCGCATTTGCGGATCACATCAATCGGTATCATCCGCGATTCACGCAGCTCTACATCATCGTCATCGTAGCTGACAAATTTATATAGCATGACATATGCATAACCAGCCGTTATCAGATTCCATATTTCGTGGTCTGTCTCGCCGTCTGGACGAGTTACTGCAATGCCAGTGCAATCGACTATCTCCTCCCCGTCCTGTGTAGCAATGAATCTATCCAGCCACGCGGGGCGAGTTTTTGTTTTTATCGCTTCGTAAAACATATCCAGCACCTCCGTTTTGTGCTACAATGTTGTTGTAGATAGTTGTGATTCCGCACAGCTATCTGCGTAAATACTGCGTTATATCTGCGCGATAGCTCCACGTCTGCCGTGGGGCTTTTTGCGTTACAAGAATATCCATGCGGCTATTGCTGCCGCGATCAATACAGCTGCTTGTGCGTCATCCGTAAGGTCATCCCACCGCATAGGCATTACCTCGCCAGTCCGCAGAATACGATGAACGCCCAGCAGATTGTGAACGCCACAAGCCCTGCCAGTTTTTTCAGCTGCTCATAACGAGCTGCTTTGATTCTCTCTGCTAAGTACATTTCAAACCGACCTCCTCGTATAAAGACTGTCTGCTTACACGTCCGTGGATGATGATTTACCACTCCATTTCCCAGGGAGGAACATAATCATATTCCTCCTCGTTGTCCTCCTCGTCTTCAGACGGCGCTCTGTAATCGCGCTCGTCGTATGTCGTGTCATAGTTACTGTCCATCTAACCCAACCTCCTCATATAACGCCTGACGGCTAACACGACCGTTAAAGAGGTTGTTTTACGACATGTTCGTAGACAGCCTGTCCATACTCTTTGACCGATATTTTTACTGTGCTATCGGTTGACAACAACTTCGATAACTTTGTGCCAGAAGATAACGTCACTTCTACGCCCCAGACAGCACACTGTTCTTCATTGCCGATATCGACGAAGAAATTACGGACTGCGACAACTTTACCAATCTCTTCAACGTCAACCCCGAAAAAAAGTGTGTCACTAGCGTTTTTTACGAAATTGGTCAGTGT